TCTGAAACTGAAAACGCTTGCGTTCTACCCAAGATCTAATTGCTTTTGTTAGACCACCTTTTGCTCCTTTGCCTGAGCCAAATCTAAATGGCGACTTGCGTTGTTGTGAGCCAAACTTGTCTGACGTATAACCTCTTACACCTAGATCTACAAAACGCCAATATGGTACTTTCGGCGTAAGCGTTACATACATACTATATTGATTTTGCCCAAGTTTAGGCTTCATACTGTTGTATAGCTTTCCTGTGTTTACCTTGCCTTGTTTACGTAAACTTATACGAGCATTCTTGCGCCATTGCATACCGAGTTTCAACAACGCTTTTTGAGTTGCCGGTGCAGGGTAGTCTGTGTTACCTACTTTAATTGTAACCTTCTTTGCCATTAGTAAGGACTAATACATAAGTCATTCTTATTCGATACCTCAACTGTTATAGTTGCGCTGAATCCTGTCAAATGATTGTCAAACCTTACTGTGAATGGCGTACAGCTTATTGGAAGCTCTACTTTGTAGTCATTATCTACTGTTGTATTCGTATTTGCTAACGATTGTATAAACTTATTCAAAACGTCGTGTAGCATCTGTAACGTATCTGAATATACTTGCGTCCTGTCACTAAGATCCGGCTCAATTAGTTCTGCTACTAACAACTCAATATCGTAACTCATTACGCCGTTGTCTATATCTGCACCTAACAATTCAGCGTATAGAAAAGGGTATTGCGTTTGTGCTAGTTTGTTTATATCAACCTCGTCCATACCACCACTTGCGTAGTGTTGTATCATCAAATGCTCATCTGCAATCGTTTGTAGCAGGTTATTTATCTGTGTGTACGTTTTCATCTATATTGGCTTGCGTCAGGTGACTTACCTTGACGACTCTTATCTTGTTCATAAGCTAAATATGTGAAAGCTGATTCTATCTCAATTTCGGTAGCTGCTGTTATCTTTAATGGATCGCCACCGGCAAGGGTATGTATAATAACATACCAACCCCACTTATTTGCAATTATGTCCTCACCTCCTTTTCCTGAGGTAAAGAGCTGAGCAAATCTGTCGTTAACGTTTCGCCTATAGATAAAAAAAAATTGGTTGCTCCTAACACAACGTTCATTTTTAAGTCGTCCCAATAGTCCGGAAACACCTCGCCTGTATATTCTTCTATTTGATAGAAGTCTTTGTGCTCTTGTTTTATTGGTCTATATAGTATGCTAATAATCTCGTTTATGTGTTCAAAGAATCCTGCTGCACAATATGTTTCTAGATCAGCAAACTCACCAACTGTCAACTTGGATAGGTTTGGGTGAAAGCCATAACGCTTTCCCTTGTAATCAATCTTCTTTACCAACTCCTGGTCGTTTGTGTCAGCGTCAGTAATCTTGTTTACTACTGTGCCTATCTTTTGTAGCTCTTTTAATGATAGCTTATTCACGACCTTCTCGTCAAGGTTACACAATACACTAATTGTTTCTTTTAGCCACTTTGTTTCGTCTTGTGTCAGATCTATGTTAGCTAACTTTCTGTATTGTGCAACAGATATATCTTCTAATGAATTGGGTACTTTTAATTTCACGATATGTAGTATTTGCCTGAGTATGGTGTTCCGATTCTATTTATACAAACGTAACGTACCGCATCTACGATGTGGTTATTTGCGTCTTTCGGTTTGCTTAAATTAACGCCGTTCTTGTCTGTTTCCCACCGGTAGTTTCTAAATTCTTTTTGTGCGTTTGTTGAGTCTGCTAGTATATATAATTTGTGGCGTTTCATTATATCTATTCCTAAGCGTATTGAGTCAGGACCTTTCTTTGCAGGCTTAACGTTATGTCCTAACCTGTGTAATTCTTCTATTGATTTTGGCTCAGCTGAGTCGCAAATGATCGGTGTACGATCTAATTGCAGCGCATCTAATTCATTGCTTATATCTTGATTAGTCATACCTGTTTTGTATAGGTGTTCTCTAATATACAAAGAGTAATCTACACGCCATACAGATACAAGCGCAGTCGGATCGTTTGTGAATCCCCAATCCATTCCGTATGCTACTAACTTCGCATTCTCAGGCAGGTTATCTGCTACTTGCCATTGAGGGAAGATAGCTGAAACGTTGACACCTCTCTCACCTAGTCCGTATATACGCCAATAGTTTTCGTCTGTTTCTTTGAAGCGTTCTATTTCTTCTATGACGCTTTGTTCTAAGTACGGATTATCTTTGTATGTCGTCTTGAAGAACTCAACGTCATTACGTTCTAATACGTGATCGTATATCCAATGGTATTCGTCAGCAGGATTGTAGTCTATTATAGTCCTTGTTGTTGTTCTTAGTATTAGCTGTCTAAAGTCCTCCAGGCTCAGCTCATTAGCTTCGTTTATGTATAGTATATGTCGCTTACGTCCACGTAGTTTTTGTGGTTGATCTGCGCTAATAAACTCTACAAGATTGCCAAACAACTTATACGTTGCTGAACTCTTGTTGTGTAGCTCCGGTCTATAATTCCCTCCTTTGCTAAGTATCTCGAAGAAGTCACGCATAACAGAAGAACGTAATGCAGGAAACGTCTTACGCACAATTGTAATAATTATACCGGCGTTCTTATTTAAGTAGCATAACTCAATAAGCACCTGACATATTGAATACGTCTTGCCCGATCTTGTACCTCCTTGATGTACTTGAATCTTAGCTATTGATTTTTTAGCTTGATAATATGTAGTCGGTTGCTTCAATCGTTATCGAACCACGTGAACGGCTTTGCTTCTGTAAGGTCTATTTCCTGACGTTCAACATACCCTCTGTTCTTGCCTTTTGTTTTAAGGTAGAAGATTGTTGCAGCTGTACTGCCGTCACCTATCTGTTTGTGCAACTGACTTTCTGCGAAGTCAAGTGCTATGTCTTGTATGCTTTCTACCTGTTGCTTAAAGTCCTCGTCTGTTTTAAGCCATTCATAATATGTAGTCCTTCCTACGTTTGCTGTCTTACACGCAGTCGTAACTACACCTAGTGATTTCTCAAGAGCATCAAGCAATGCCTTTTTATGGTGTTCAGTTTTGTTCATTTATCAAATCCATTATGTAACTCAAATTAGCTTCTCTCTCAACGTCATTGTTGTTCGATAGTATTTTGGTACTGTTGTTTTCTTTTATGTTCTCAATCTTTGTCTTTTTAGCTTTTAAGAACTTGTCAGTCTGATTGTCTTGACGATCTTTGTGCCTCAGCTTCTTTGTTATGTCGTCTGCTTGTAGTATGATTATGTCACACTTGCGTTCGTTGAATAGACTCTGATTAAATAGTCTGTCACCTTCAAATATAACAGTCGAATCTTCTAGCGCATTAGTAAAGTCTAGAAAGACAGGTTGTACTGCCATTGATAATTTGTCTGTTCCACTAAATAAAGACTCGTCATATATGCCTATTATGTATAGCTTATCTTGTTTAGAATATAGTCCTTGAATAAGACCATATTTGAATGTACGCAACGGCATATTCTTAGCTATTGTTAAGCGTTTGATTAGTGTGCGCATAAGCGAAGTCTTGCCTGTAGCAGGCTCACCACCTATTGCTATTATTCTGTTAGCCATTTCTTGTCGTATGTTTCTTTTCTAAATTGCCAAAGGACAGACCAATCAACGCCGTATGGTACTAGCGTTTCCATTTTCTCGATCTCCTTCCTCATACGTTCAATATAATACCCAACATATCTTTTGCCTAGTCTGTATTTCTTGTATGCGCATAGCGTAGTTTCTATGTTCCAAATGTTCTTGTGTTCTACGTCTGAAGATTGTATAAGGTTTTTTAGTTCGCTAAACTCATATTGTAGGTACTGAATAGCACGTTTGCTTATTGTTTTCTTTTTGCCGTGTGTGTCTAATTCAGGTCTGTTTAAGTAGTACACTAGACCATTACGACAGCTTTCTGCATTCTTTAGGTCTAGTATTGTTGGCTCGAAGTCATATCCGGTTAGTACGTTTACCATTTCCAGATATATGAACATTGTAAATCTTCCGAAGTTTCTTATTTGTGAAAGATCCTGGAAGCAATTGTCATAGGTGTTTTGTCTTGTTGGTTGTTTTAGAGAAGCAAAATAGTCGGCTTGTGTGCGTCCGTTCATTAAGTTCCTATAACTCTCAAACGTTTCTACAAATTTGTCTTGCGTCTTTACTCTGAGTCTGTCTGTTTGAAATAGCGTTTGTTGTTTGTGGCTATCCCACCACCTACGTAACCTATTTACGTCAACGTTCTCGTAGTCAGGAAACTCATTGTATATATAATATACATTTGTAGCTGAGTAGCACGTGCCAAATAAAAACGCTAACCAATAACGTTGCTCTATATTCAATTCAAATCTGTCTGCCACATAACGCAGGGCATCGTTGCTAGGATCTATGTCCTTAGCTTCTGAAGATTGAATGTGATATGTTATGTAGTCCACCATATATTCTGTGCTACACCTTTCTTTGTTTGTGTGCTTCCGGCTTTCGTCATACCCATTCGTTTATAGAATGCATTACCAGGTGTGTTATCTTTATTGCATTTGAGCATTAAAGGTCTAGGAAGTCTTTTAAATAACGCTTTGCCAACGCCTTTTTGTTTGCTGTCAGCATCAACACCTATTTCGTATAAGACATAAGCGTTATATTTTTTAGAATATCCGAACCTCATAAAACCAGCATTGTCTATTATTAGATACTTAGTGTTATTCTTTCCTGAGATATAATCGTCCCACGCCCAAAACAAATTGAAACTTCCTAGCTCTTGTGGGTATTGCTTGTGGATCTTCTTTATGAAGTCAGCATCATCTTTATTTGCTTTTCTAACTTTCATAAATTGTATAAGGTTTTACCTCTACCGGATTAAGAGTAGAGTCAGCTCTTTTGAATATATCTTTAGTCGAAGCAAAATAAACGCCGTCTTTGTACTCGCAAGTCCACAAAGGTCTATTGGTATTCCGGATTGCTAAAAGTTCGTTAGAAGCCGTTAAAATAAGTCCTGCAAACGATCCTGTAGTATTCTCTACGAATGACTTTAGCTTTTCTTTATCTGAGCCACAGGTCTTTAGTACAATCTCACCATCGTTCTCAGTCCTCATTTGTATTCCGTAAGCTGTTTCCATTTCTTCTTTTGTGCGCATATCTATCACGCCGTTAAATGCTAGTGCTATTTTGCCGTCTGTAATAGGTTGATTGTTCTTATGATCTTTGTAGTCACCACTTGTAGAATATCTATTATGAAAGATGAGCTTATTTACTTTCGGTATATTTAGAGCAATCAAGTCGTGATTTTTTTTAGTGACTATTCCGAATGTAGGATTAGTGTACGATATTCCGAAGCTATGCAAACCACGTATTGCGCTCTCGCAAATTATCTTTGTTAATAGATCGTAGTGTTCTTCACTAGGATTGTCGCAACTAAAACCTACTACACCACACATTACGATAATTTATCACCGGGTTTCCTGTGCTTCGCTATGTCTATTTCTTCCTCAGCTGGTCCACAATGTATCATTTTCTCTCTGTAATACATAACCAAATCTTCC